GTTGGCATCTGCCTTACACAGCACGCAAGCCGATTGGCGTTTGTCTTACGACGACTGTGAAGAGATTCGGGCTTTGTACCCTTCGTCTGAGTTCAGTGAATTAGAGGTGCGTTACACAAACGCAACCAGTGACAACAAGCGCCGCAAGAACAAAGAACTCTTGATTAGTCCTGCACTTACTACCGCATAAGGACGCTGGTCAACAACGTGACAACCCCCCCCCGCAACATCTTCAACGACTTCGCCGACGTCATCGCAGCCGCCGACTTGGCTGACCTGCGACCGCTGCCGGATGACTTGAAGAGTAAGCGTGGGCGATCCGGCCCGGTGTCGATTCAAGGAATGATTCTCGATGCGATGGACGACGACCGCCTGGACGCGCTGCACGCCGGAAGGCTGCTCATCATGTGCAACCAGAGGCTGCACGGGAAGTTCGCAGGACTGTGCAAGGTGACGCCGGAAGGCGATTTGATGGCGATTGGCTCTGTGCCGCAAGGAGGCGACTGAGATGGCAGGTAGTTGGATTAAGTTCCGTCACGACCTCATCGACGCGCCGGAGATCCGGCGGCTGTCCAAGGCATGCGGCGTCACCCGTGACGACGTCTACGGGAAGCTGTTCCGGCTGTGGTCGTGGTTCGACCGCCACAGCCACAACGGGATGGTCGCCGGTGAGTCTGGCGAGTTGGTGGACGAGATTGTCGGGCATTCCGGGTTCGCTGCGGCGCTTGTCAGCGTCGGGTGGCTGTGCGACGACCAGGACGGGATTGTCATCCCGAATTGGGAGCGGCATAACTCGGAAACTGCCAAAGAAAGGGCACTAGATGCCGCTAGAAAGGCACTTTCTAGGATGTCCGGGTCGGAGCCGGACACACCTGAAACACCCTGTCCGGCAAAGACCCGGACCAGACTAGAGAAGACTAGAGGAGATAATCCTCCTCCTCCTCCGCGAGACGCTTCGCTGCCAGAAGGCAGGAAGGCACTGAGGGACGCATGGGCAACTGCCGCCAAGCTCGGGCACGTACAGCCTTGGAATGCGTCTGGGATGCCAGACAAGGCAGACGACCGTCTCAGTGAGCCTGGATGGCTCTCCGAGGCGTTAGAGGCGATCCAGCGACTTCACAGGTGCCGTTACTTCGACAACGGGAAGCCAACGCTGATCCAGCTGTGCGTCGCTGGGTTCGTGTCCAAGGTGCTGGGGGGCCAGTACGACGAGGCGAAGCCGGCGAAGAAGCCACGAGGTGGCGACATGCACGACGACAAGCCGCCGCCGCGTGGATTCACGGGTGAGGCGGCAGAGGCTTTCGAGCGTACACGTCGTGCGCTTGCCAAGGGTGTTACGACCTAACGGGAAAGGATTCCACGAATGACAACGACGCTACCCACCACCCTGACGCCACGCCAGCAGGAAGTTCTGCTATGGATCACGGGCTACATCGACACGCACGGCTACTCGCCGACGATTCGGGAGATCGCCAGTGCGTTCAAGTGGACGACGAACGGCGTCATGTGCCACCTGCGGCCTATGCGACGCAAAGGCGTCGTCGTGTGGCTCGACGGTCACTCTCGCACGATTCGAGTGATTGGCGGTGACGCATGAGCCAATCGTGGCACTACCTCCCGGCACCGCTCGACGTCGTGGCGGCGTTGCTCGACCGTGCGTGGGACGACGACGTGACGGACGACGACCGCATCCTGCTCGAGACGGCAGCGAAGACGCTGGAGGTCACGCTGGACAGGTGCATCAGACTTGCCAGCGTGGTGGAGAGGACGGAGGTGGGACTGTGACCACCGAAAACCTCGCCATGCTGGCGGTTGGACAGATCATCGCTGCGGGAATGTTTTCCCTCGGCGTGTTGGTAGGGACTTCACTTCATCGAAAGGATTCGACACATGACAACGGCAACGAAGGAACGCAAGACAAAGACAGGTGGCATCAGCCTGTCGGCACCGGCACTCAAGGCGGCGCTCGCAGCAGTCGGCCAGGCGGTGGCGACACGCTCGCCACGACCGATTTTTCAGAACGTGCTGCTCTCGGGCGCGGTGCTGACCGGCAGTGATGGAGAGATCAGGATTGACGTGGAATTGGAGAACGCCCCCCCCGGCTGTGATTTCCTGCTGCCGAAGGATCGTTTTCACGCCATCCTGAGCAGCTGCACGAGCGACGAGATCACGATCACGCCTGACACTACACAGTGCGTCATCAAGGCTGGTCGTGGAACGTGGACGCTTCCCACCGAGGACTCTGGCGAATACCCGGCATGGAACGTGGCAGGTGCCAAGCCTGTCACACGGCTGCCGGTAGACCAGTTCTGCCGTGCGGTGAAAGGCGTCGTATTCGCCGTGGATGACGACTCCAGCCGCTACGCACTGGGTGCCGTGTTGATCGAGGTCAAAGGCGAGGCTGTCACGTTCGTGGCGACTGACGGGAGAAGGCTGTCGTGCGTGACGTGTGAGCACGACCTGGCGGTCGACGACTCGCAGACGCTGGTGCCGGCCCGTGCGATGGCAATCATCGCCCGGCTGGCGGCAGCGGCAGGCGATGACAGCGTGCAGCTGGAGGCGACAGCCAATGAGATCGTCGCCACGGTTGGCAATGCCAAGGTCACGGCTCGTCTGCTCGACGGTCGATTCCCGAGGTGGCGCGACACACTGCCTGAGCGGAAAGTGAAATCCACCACGGTCAGCCGTGCGGATCTGCTGGCTGCAACTCGCGCGGCTGCAATCGTCACCAGCGAGCAGTCGAAGGGTGTCGAGTTCGTTTTCTCTGCCGACGGCATCTGGCTGCACGGTCAGAGCAGCGAGCGCGGCGAGTCGAGCGTGACGTGTGACGTCGTGGAAGCTGGCGACAAGGCGAGCGTGAAGCTCGACCCGTTGTTCGTCCAGCAGTGGTTGGGCGGCATCGACAGCGAAGCCGAGCCAGAGGTCGAGGTCGAGGCTGTCGACGCTCAGTCTGCCGTCATCCTGCGATGCGGCGACAATACCGGCGTGATTATGCCAATGGCGGTGGACGGCTGATGACACGAGGACGTGAATTTGAATATTGTGCATTGACATTGCACGAACTGTGGGCGAGCGGCGTTTCGTACATCGCAATCGCCGCCGCCCTGGGATGCTCGCAGTCGTATGTTCATCGGCTGAAGACCCGCCACAAGCTGCCAAACCGCCAGCGTGCGAATCGGGAAATCTTCGACAGCGATCCCACGCCAGAGCAGATTGCCGAGCGTGCAGCTGAGTGCATCGCACGCAGGGAAGGGCCGCCAGAGCCGAAGGGCGAGAGGTTCAGCATCCCACGGTACTCGTGGGACGGCAAACGATTCACCGGGATCGTTTGACACGTTGGCTACGGTGTGGGCAGTGCCTCACGGTGAGGCTGTTTCCCATGTTGAAAGGATTTCATATGCGATGGATCGCACTGTTGATGTTTATTGCGTTCGGTAGCGTCGTGGCCCAGGCGGACGATGTCATCATCAACGCCCGGCGGGTAAACATTTCCACGGCGCAGCAGGATGCCGAGTTGATGGCACGTTCAGGCGTGCTTCGGCATTGCGGCACTGCGGGCGGCAGAAGGGAAGGGATCGGTATGTCATCGGCTGGCCCCGACGCCGCGCTGAAGAGCTGTTGCTACTACGGGCGATACCGCATCGTTGAGAAAGGCGTCGCGTGGTCGCCGGTGAAGCGGGCGTGGTTTGCTGTCATCCGGTACGAGTGAACATGGCAAAAGGCTGGCTAACAGTCGAGTTCATCGGCGGCCCGCTGGATGGCGCTTTACGGCCCATCCAGACGGGCGTCGATGTTTTGCACCTGGCGAACGGGCTCGTCATTCATGCGTATGTGCTGGACGAGATTCACGAGGGATGGTGTGTGCGTCCCGTGATGCGGCACTTCGAGGTGCTCAATCGGTCGGCGTGGATTACTTGACGCTGCTGCGACGATGGACGCATGAAGCCAATCACGTTCACAGTGCCGGGCGACCCAGTGCCGCAGCCTCGCGTGCGAGTCAGCACACGCGGCGGGTTCGCGAGAGCGTATGTGCCGTCCAAGCATCCGGTGCATGCGTACCGTGCAGGCGTATTGCGTGCGGCGATAGACGCGGGGCTACTGCCGGTGAGCGAGCCGATCGAGGTAATCATCGACGCAGTGTTTGCACGTCCCAAATCGCACCTGACGAAGCGTGGCGTGAAGGCGTCGGCACCAGCGTTGCCGCGTGCAGACGTCGATAACGTGGCAAAAAGTTGTCTGGATTCTTTGAAGGATCTGTTTGACGACACGCATGTGCGGCGGCTGATCGTTGAGAAGTCTTGGGGCGATGAGGCACGAACGACGGTGCGAGTGCAGTGATGAAAAAGCCTAGAAAACAAGGACAAAACGCACTTGCTATGCGAAAAACACGGGTAAAACAGCGTTTTTGCAAATTGCTACACCCTGCCAAAGTGGCAAAATCAAAAGGTACTTCCGGCGATTATTAGGGGTTGCGACCCGCACGATGTAGCAACCAGTTTTATTTCGTTTAGCCCGGCCGTTTCGGCAGTTTCCTCATGAAGTCTGACGCTGCCAAATCCGCCGCCCGGTACGCTGACATCAAGAGCCGCACCGGCGACCGGAACCGTAAGGCGAGTGCAGCCGGTCGCGACATCGGCAGCATCCCGCCCGTCAAGGACGCCAAACGCCGAGACGCCTGCCGGTCGTCCTTCCGCCAGTTCTGCGAGATCTACGGTGCCGAGTCGTTCCCGCTGGCGTGGTCTCCTGACCATCTGACGGCGATAGCCAAGATCGAGGCGTCTGTGCTGCGTGGCGAGTTGTTCGCCTTCGCCATGCCTCGCGGTAGCGGCAAAAGTACGCTGTCGATCTGGGCCTGCATGTGGTCAATGCTGTACGGGCACCGCAGCTTCGTCATGCTCATCGGCTCTGACCAAGCGATTGCGTGCCAGATGCTCGACACGCTCAAGAGTCATCTAGAGCAAAACGACTTGCTCGCCGAGGACTTCCCGGCGGCGTGCTTCCCGGTGCGGTCTTTGCAGGGCATCACCGCTCGGGTGCGTGGTCAGACGTGCGAGGGCGAGCCGACGCACATGGGATGGACTGCGGACAAGGTGACGTTGCCCTGGCTCAAGGGTGCTGCCTCGGCTGGTGCTGCCGTGCGAGTCGCTGGCATCACTGGTCGAATCCGTGGCGTCAGTCATACTAGGCCCGATGGACGCACGATAAGACCGGACCTCTGCCTCATAGATGATCCTCAAACGGATGAGAGCAGCGGGAGCCCGTCGCAGGTGGCAACCCGTGAACGCATCCTTTCGGGTGCGATCCTCGGGCTCGCCGGGCCGGGCAAGAAGATCGCAGGCTTGGCGACGATCACGGTCATCCGTCCTGACGACCTGGCCGACCGGCTGCTCGACAGGATGCGGCATCCTTCGTGGCAGGGCGAACGCACGAAGCTGGTCTACGAGTGGCCGACCGCTGATGAGTTGTGGGGCCAGTACGCCGAGATGCGGCGCGATGGCCAGCGTAGCGGCGAAGGGACGGGAGCCGCCGACGCCTTCTACGCTGCCAATCAGGCGACGATGGATGCTGGGTCTCGGGTGGCGTGGCCGGAACGAAAGCACGACGACGAACTCACGGCGATCCAGCACGCATGGAATCTGCGGATTGACCGTGGCGAGTCTGCGTTCCAAGCGGAGTACCAAAACGCTCCGCTGGCGGATGACATCTCAAGCGAAAAGCTAGACAAGCGGTCGCTCTCGGCTCGGGCTCTGACGCTTCCGCGTGGGATTGTCCCACTTTCCCACCAGACGCTCACGGCATTCGTGGACGTGCAGCAGACCGTCCTTTACTGGATCGTCTGCTCATGGGGCGAGTCGTTCGGCGGGCACATCGTCGCCTACGGCACATACCCTGACCAAGCGTCTACGTTCTTTGAAGCAAAGAACGCCAAGAAGACTTTGGCGCTCGCTTCCAAGGGTGCAGGATTTGAGGGTGCGTTGTCCGCCGGCTTAGAGTCGCTGACTCAGATCCTTCTCGGGAAGGAATGGTTGCGAGAGGACAGTACGCCGATGCGTGTGCGTCAGGTGTGCATTGACGCCAACTGGCAACAGTCCACCGAAGTGGTGCGGACGTTCTGCCGTCGCTCGGTGTTTGCGGCAAGTCTGTTGCCGACTCACGGCAAAGGCATCGGTGCCTCGGGCGGCTCGCTCACCGAGAAGAAGGGGCGTGGCGAGAAGATCGGTCTGAACTGGGTGATGCGTCAGACGGCGACGAACCAGCGGTACGGTGTCTACGACACGAACTTCTGGAAGACGTTTTCGGCGGCTCGCCTGCGTCTGGCGATAGGCGACCCGGAGGCGATTACCCTGCACGCTGGCGACCACGACATGTTGGTCGAGCATCTGACCAGTGAATACCCGGTCAGGACTGAGGCACGCGGCAGGGTCGTGGATGAATGGAAGCTAGACAACCGCCGCGAGAATCATTGGTGGGATTGTCTTGTGGGCTCGGCCGTGGCTGCGTCGATGTCTGGCGTGCATCCCGTGGCGACAGAGGCGGGTGGCAGGCTGCGAAAGAAGGTGACAATCCCGAGCAGCGGCACCGGGAAGAAGTTCATACAGGTCAAGCGGCTGCAATGAACCAAGTCACGCTCACCACGATCGACGGGCTCGACCCTCGGGACATGCTCGCCATCCGTTCCCGGCTGACCAAGCCTAGCAGTGAGTTTCAGGTCGAGGTCGCCACGGTGCTGGAGGGCGAAGGCAGCAGCTGCACGCCGATCGCCGTGTGGCATCACGACGGTGCGATGGTCGGCTGGGCGTGTTCCCACGTCTGGCGAGCGATGCAGACGTTGGAGCAGTTCGTCGAGGAGCGGTATCGCAACAGCGGCAAGGCTACGGCGTTGACTGCGGTGCTGATGGGTGCTGGCGTGGTCGACCTACGGAAGCCTCTGGCAGTGTTCTCGCCATCGACTGCCGACATCGCACGCCGGCTAGGCTGTGCCGAGGTGGTGCTCTTCCAGCGAAACGGCAGCGAGTGGTCGGAAGTCTGACGGCACACCCGGTCTGTTTTGCTTGACACAACCGCTAGCGTGTCTCGCATGAGCGACGAACTGCGCCAGAAGATCGAAGAAACTGCCGGCGGCCCGAAAAGGGTACGCACCGACGCAGGTGAAGTCGAGTCGCAAGATCTCGGCGACATGATCGAGGCAGACAAGTATTTGTCGGGCAAGGCTGCGATCACGGGTGCAGGCAAGACTCGGCGTGGTCTGCGTTTCAACAAGTTGATCCCGCCGGGGACGATCTAAGTGGGATTGTTTGGCAACCTTTTCACGAGAGGCAACAGGCCGCAACCGCCGGCGGCTATGCCGGTGCGTGTGCGTGCCAAGTTTGACGCTGCCGAGCGTGGTGACGACTACAGGCACTGGCAGAACGCCGACGCATTCTCTGCCGACGCCAGCCTGTCGCCGATGGCTCGCCGCACGATGCGGAATCGGGCACGCTACGAACGCACCAGCAACAGCTATCTGGCTGGGATGTCGGCGACGCTCGCCAACGACCTAGTTGGCACCGGTCCACGTCTCCAACTGCAATTCGGCGACGACGAGACGTCTCGCATCGTCGAGCGTTCGTTCTTCGACTGGGGCTGGCAGATCGACCTGCCATCGAAGCTACGCACGATGCGTGAGGCTCTCGTGGTCGACGGCGAGGCGTTCGCCCTGATGATCTCCAACCCTCGCCTGCCGGGCGTGCAGCTAGACCTTCGGCTCGTCGAGGCCGAGATGGTCGCCACGCCGACTGAGCTTATGAGCGAGACGATTACACCTGACGGCTCGACCGTCGACGGCATGGAGTTTGACGCTGTCGGCAACGTGGTCGCCTATCAGGTGCTTTCCTTCCATCCGGGCAGCAACTTCCGAATCAACACTCTTCAATTTCAACGGGTTCCTGCTGCCCAGATGATTCACTGGTTCAGGCCGATTCGGCCGGGCCAACACCGTGGTCTGCCTGAAGTGGCACCGGCACTCAAGCTGTTCGCACAGCTGCGACGCTACACCGAGGCTGTGATCGCAGCGGCTGAGAGTGCCGCCGACTTCGCGGGCTTCCTGCGGACGAACTCGCCTGCCGCCGAAGTGGACGAGGTCGAAG